AGCTCTAGGGGCAGGGCAAGAAGAGGCCGAGCGCGTCAGACTGTACCACGCGAAGAGCGGCTTTGTATTCGCGGCGGCCGGAATGGACCCGCGCAACCTCGGGCGCGAGGTCGGCGACCAACGCCCCGACCTCATCAACCTCGACGACATCGAGCCGCACGAGGGGCAGTACAGCGCCGAGCTCGCGGCCAAGCGCCTCGATACCTTGGTCTCGGCGATCTTCCCGCTCAACATCCGCGCCCACGTCGTCATTGCCGGCACGGTCACGATGCAGGGCTCGATCGTGCACCAGATCGTGCAATGGGGACGCGGCGAGCGCACCGACGTCAACGCCTGGGTCGGCGAGCAGCGCGTCAAGCCGAGGCACACGCCGGCCATCATGGTCGACAACGACGGGCGGCGCCGCTCGGTATGGCCTGCCAAGTGGCCCCTCGAGTTTCTCGAGTCGATCGAGCACACGCGCACTTACGCCAAGAACTACGCCAACGACCCGCTCGGCGCCGATGGCGGCTATTGGAACAAGGGCCACGTCGACAAGGCGCGGATGCTCGGCCGCCTGCCCGGCATAACGCGCGTGCTCGTTGAGGTTGACCCGGCCGTCACGACGAGCAAGAAGAGCGACTACACGGCGATCGCGGTTATCGGGTGGTCGCCGCCCCCGCGCGCGACGCCTGACGCGCCGGGCGCGTGCACCGTGCTCGAGGTGCGCCAAGTCAAGAAGGCGGGCGCCGAGCTGCGCCTCGACGTGCTCGACACGATCGAGCGCCACGGCGCGGGCCTCGTGCGCGTCGAGACCAATCAGGGCGGCGACCTATGGCGCACGGTCTTTTGGGGCTTGCCCGTGCCAGTCAAAACGATCAAGCAAAGCGAGCCCAAGGAGGTTCGCGCCGCCCGCGTCGTCGACCACTACGAGCGCGGGCGCGTCGGGCACGACCCCGCTGCCAAGCTGACCGACTACGAGGGCCAGCTCGTCGCCTTCCCGCGAGCGCCGCACGACGACATGGTCGACGCGGCCGGCGATGGCATCGCGTACTTCCTCGATCGCAACCGACGCCGCGGCGCCAAGCCGGGCGGCGTCAGCGCGTCGTATACGCGCTAGGGCTTGACAGGCCCAATGGTCGGCCACTAGGTTAGAGACATAGAGAGCAAGCTCGGCCCATCGGGGGCCGGCCCTTCGGCCCATCGGGGCCAGAAAGGGGGCGTCATGCTCTCGACTCTCCGTTACGACATCGACGGCTCGGCCATCGGCGCACACCACGACATCCCAGTCGGGACGCCCGTACGTGTTACGCGCGGCGGCGTCGTGCAGGCGTGGGATGTGGTGGTCTTCCGCCACGACCGTAACGGCACGTACCGGCTGCGCTTCGTCGAGGCTGGCACCTATGTCACGGCGCACGCCGACGAGGTCGAGGCGCTCGCATAAGCGGGCCGCCGGCCGCCGTGGGTGCTACCATGCGGGCATGGCTGACGCACCTGACACGCTCGACGACATCCGCGCCGACCTCGAGCGCGGGCTCGAGCTGCTCGCCGATCGCGAAGAGGAGTACCTGACGCGCCGCGACTACTACGACGGCACGCGCGCCGAGGTGGCGGCGACCCGCGAGGTCGAGCGCATCATCAACGCCAGCGCCAAGGCCGCCCCGCTCGGGCTCGCGCATATCCCCGTCGACTTCATCGTCGACAAGGTCGAGCTCAGCGGCATCGTCGCCGAAGACCCCGACGCCAACGCCGCGCTCGCGACGATCGCCGACGCCAACGACCTCGACGACGAGGGCGACGAGTGGGTGCGCAAGGCCGGATACTTCGCCGACTACTACGCGATAATTGACCCGACCGAAGAGGGCGAGGGCGAGAGCAACATCGCGCCCGAGGGCATCCGGTGGGTCGGCTCGTCGCCGCTCACGACCGTCGTGGTCTATGACCGCAAGGACGGCCGCACCAAGCTCTACGGCGTCAAGCGATGGCAGGGCAAGGGCAAGCGGTGGCACGCGCTCATGTACTACGACGACTTCACCGTCAAGCTCGTCACGCCGAGCGGCGTCGACAAGCTCGAGGCGGCCAAGTTCGAATACGACGGCGACGAGGTCGATGCGCGCATCGCGCACCCTGGCGGGCGCATGCTCATCGCGCACCTCCCGATCGGCGGCAAACCGTACGGCACGCCGCTGCACGCCAAGGCTTTCGGGCCGCAGGACGCGATAACCAAGATCAGCGCCACCAACCTCGTCAACGTTGACGCGCAGGGTTTCGGCTCGAGGTACGCGCTCGCCGACCCGCTCGCCGAGACCGACGAGGACATCGACGCCGACTTTGGCACCGACGGCCCCGACACGCTGCCCGGCGATAGCGACGGCCTCGACGCCGCGACGCGCTCGGTGTCGACGGTCAAGAGCGCACCGGGTGCGGTCGCCATCCTGCGCGGCATCAAGGCGGTCGGCACGTGGGCCGCGACGGGCAGCGACGACTTCCTCAAGAACCTCGAGTTCTACATCCGCGCCATGGCGGTCGCCACGGGCACGCCGCTCTTCGAGTTCGATCTGCAGGGCGCGCAGCCCTCGGGCGAGAGCCGTCGCCGCGCCGAGGGTCGAGCCAACAAGAAAGCGCGCAAGGTGCAGCGCAGCGCGGGCGCCTTCTTCCGCGACCTCGCCGACACCTCGCTCGCGCTGCTGGGCATGAGCTCGGCGGTCACGATCAACTGGCGCCCCGTCGAGGTCTCGACCGACAAGGATGGCCTCGAGCTCATCGCGCTCAAGATCAAGAACGGCGTGCCGATCGCGACGGCGCTGAGCGAGGCGGGCTACGACCCCGAGCAGATCGCCGAGTGGTATCCCGAGGACGCGGTACACCTAACGCCCGAGCTGCTCGAGCTCATCGCGCGCGTGCTGCAGTCGCTTGGGCAGGCCAAGACCCTCGGCGTCATCGGCGATCGCCACGTCGCCGAGTTGCTCCCGGCGCTCTTCGGCGCCGCCGCCGAGGGCAACCTCGAGCTCGACGACGACGACGACCTTGACGACGACCTCGACGACGACCTCGACGACGCCCCGACGCCGCCGAGCGAGTAGCGCATGACCGCCGAGGTTGAGCTCGCCAAGCTCGAGCGTGCCGTGCTCAAGGCGGCCGGCGTCGGCTCGTACCTCAAGCGGGTCGACGTGCTGCGCGAGCTGCTCGCGCGCGAGTCTCCCGACATCAAGCGCATCGTGCTCACCATGGTCGCCCCCAGGCTCGAGGCACAGGCGATGGCGGCGGTGCTCGACGCCTTCGGCCTCGGGGCCAAGGACGCGCTCGCGATCGTCGAGGCGGCCGGCGTCAAGGGTATCGAGCGCACCGGGCGACCGAGCAAGACCGCGCGCAAGCCGATTGTCGGGCTCGACAAGGCGGGACGCAAGGCGCTCGCCCAGGCGATGCGGCTGGCGCGAGCTGGCGTCGACGACGAGGCCGTGCTCGCCCCGCTCTTCGGTCACGCCAACCGCATCCGCGGCAGCGTCAGCGACGCGATCAACCGCAGCGGCAACGAGGGCAGCACCGCGATCGCCGACGCGGCGGGCCTGCCGACCGTATGGGTCGCCGAGACCAACGCATGCGTCGAGTGTCTCGCCTATTCGGGGCGCATCGCCAAGCCGGGCGAGGCGTTCCCTGGCGGGCTCACCTACGGCCGCAAGAGTTACAACCGCACGCCCGTCGCCGAGCCGCCGCGGCATCCGCGCTGCCGCTGCACCGTCGAGCCGCTCAACGATGAGAGCTACGCCGCCGCGCTGCGCCGCGAGGCCGACCGCTCGGTGCTGCGCGGTTTCTCGCTCGAGAGCGAGTCGATGGCGGCTCGCGTCGATGCGGCGGCGAGGTTGCTCGACAAGGGCGTCGACGCTCCCAAGAGCGTTATCGCCTACGCCGCGCGCAACGTCAAGGCGGGCCGCTTCCCGACTCGCGGGCGACCGTAGTGGTAGAGTGCCGCCCATGACCCCGATGACCGTGCGCATATCCCCGGCAATGCAGGACGACCCCGAGGCCGTCAATGACGCCATCCTCGAGCTCGCCGCCCAGCGGCGCGAGGGCGACGAGGTCGTCGTCGTGCATGTCGACTACGAGGGGCGCGGCGACGACATCGTCAAGGTGCACCGCGACGGCACGATTGAGGTGGTGACCGATGGCTCGCCGACCGTATAGCGGCGCCACGGTCTCGGGCTACGGCCCCCGCGTCGCGCCCATCGCGGGCGCGTCAACGTGGCACCGCGGCGTCGACGGCATCGGCGGCGGCATGGTCGTCGCCCCCGAGGCTGGCCGCGTCGTCAGCGTCGGATACTCGGGCGGTTGGGGCAACCTCGTCACGATGCTCGGCGACAGTGGCACGACCCACCGGCTCGCGCATATCGCGCCGGGTGGCTTTCGCGTCAGCGCCGGGCAGCGCATTGCCGAGGGACAGGCGGCCGGCGTGATGGGCATGACGCGCACGGCGACTGGCGTGCACGTGCACTGGGAGACCCTCAAGGGCGGCGCCCAGTACGACCCCGAGACCTGGCTCAGCAGTCAGGCCGCTACCGCTTTTGTCGACAACGGAAGGCTCAACATGGCAACCCTTGGCATTACCAGCAACGAGACCGGCGACCACTACCGATTCTTTCGGCCATATGGCCTCGACGATCGGGCGGTCATCATCAACGGCACCCATTGTGTCGTGTTCCCCAATCAGGGGCAGCTCTCGCACTTCCTGAACTTCAACCGACTGGGCACGCCCGCGAGCATCGAGAGGGTCGTCGAGACCGTCGGCGGCCCGAGCGAGTCGGCCAAATGGAATCGCGATGTGTTCAAGCTCATCGCGAAGATGCACGGCTACCGCTAAGACCTCAACCCACCCCCGAAAGGATACACCTATGTCACCGGACAACCGGCATAAATTCGCTCTCCCCTACTGGGCTCGCCCTGGCATCGTCAGCTTCGCCAAGCACGACAGCGGCGGCGGCAAGGATGACGAGGACGAGGACGGCGTCGAGGGCGACGACGACGACCTCGACGACGACGAGGATGACGACGACCCCGACGAGGGCAAGAGCGCCGAGGAGCTCGCGACCGAGCTCAAGGCCGTGCGCGATCGGCTCAAGAAGGCCAACGGCTCGAGCGCCAAGCGCCGCAAGCAGCTACGCGAGCGCGAGGCCGAGCTCGAGCAGCTACGCAACAAGGGCGCCAAGAGCGGCAAGTCGAAGGATGACGACGACGAGCCGGTCGACCTCGACGCCATCCGCGAGGCCGCCAAGCGCGAGGCGGTCGCCGAGGCGACCAAGCTGCGCAAGGCAGACAAGGCCGAGGTCGCGCTCTCGCGTGCCGGCGTCGACCCCGCCCGGCTGGGCAAGGCGGTCAAGCTCATCGCGAGCGACCTCGAGGATGTCACGCTCGAGGACGACGGCACGCTCGACGGTTTCGACGACGTGCTCGACAGCCTCAAGGCCGAGTGGCCCGAGCTCTTCGTCAAGAAGCGCAAGCGCGGGTCGGTCGCCGGAGAGCACGACGACGGCACCGACGACAAGGGAAAGACCACCCCGAAGGGCGCCAGCGACGCCCAGGCGCGAGTGCTGACCCGCCGAGGCCGCTAGCCGCGACACGCCCGACGCCCCCGCTGCGCACTGCGCGACGGGGGCGTCGTCGTGTATGCTGCCGAGCAAGGTGCGCATGCGCCCGCGCTCGTGATGAGCCCCCGGCCGTAATCTCGGCGGGGTCGAGCTATCACACGAGAAGGGGGCCAACATGGCTCGCAACGTACTCGATGGCACCGGCTGGCTCGTTGAGCAGCGCGACGGTGCACTCGCCAAGGCTTACCGGCACACCTCGGTCGTTGACTCGGAGTTCCGTCCGATCAACATGACCGCCAACACCGTCGAGATTCCTCGCATTGAGGACATGGATGTCGAATTCATCCCCAAGGGCGGCGCCTACCCCGAAGACCAGTCGACCGCCGACACGGTCAAGATCAGCGCGGCCAAGATCGGTGGCGCGCTGCGCATCGCCGAGGAGGACGTCGAGGACGACCAGCTCGCCAACTACCTCGAAGAGAAGAAGGCAAGCGCCGGCTCGAGCTTCGCCAAGAAGGTCGACAACGCCGCGCTCGGCGTCACGGCTGCGCAGTCGGGTGTGACCGTGCCCTTTACCTCGCTCTACCGCACGCTCACGACCGCCGACGCCACGACGGGCTACACCGCCAACGAGAACTATCGCAGCGGCGAGAGCTTCGACTACGACGCCTTGAGCGAGCTGCTCGAGGTCGTCGAGAGCGGCGACTACTACGACGAGAGCAACGTGGTCGCGATCGCGCACCCCAGCTTCCGCCGCATCCTTCGCGACGCCAAGGACGGCCAGGGGCGCCCGATCTTCCTGACCGACTACGTCAATGGCAACCAGGTCGACCGCATCCTCAACGTGCCCATCCGGTACAGCAACGGCGCCAAGACCTCGGCCGTGCCGCAGACCAAGGTGACGGGCACGGGCGGCACGGCCGGCACGGCCGGCAATCCGCTCTTCGCCATCGTGCAGAAGCAGCTCGCCGTGGTGGGTCGCCGCAAGTCGCTCGAGTCGGTCGTCATCCCCGGCCGCGACGGTCTCTCGGCGCTCACCGACGAGGACATCCTCAAGGTGCGCGCGCGCATCGCGGTCGGGTACACCGTGCCCCAGGCGCACGCGCTCTTCGAGCTCGTCAAGCCCGCAGGCTAGGAAAGCGGGGCGGCCCCTCGCTCGAGGCGTCGCCCCGCCCCCGCCACCACTCAGGAGAGAGAAGGCAGACCATGACGACGGACACCAAGACCGAGAGCACCGACGAAATCATCGCCCGGCGCTCGGCTGACATTGACGCGACCAGGGCCAGCAACAACGAGCACCGCAAGGTGTTCGTGCTCCCGCCCGGCCCCAAGCCGACCGAGAAGAATGGGTACGACCACCGCGCCAACATGGCGGCGACTCGGCAGTACGCAATCTCGCAGGGCATGCGCCCGACCGACGATGTGCGCCACGTGTCGACCGCGGCCTTTGGCCCTGGCGGCAAGTCGTGGGCGCTCACCTACGCCGTGCCCGTGCAGCCCGTCGAGAAGATCGAGGGCGACGAGTGGCGCGAGGCCGTCGAGGTCGAGGTCATCACCGACAACGAGACCGACACCGAGGGCCACGTGCCCAACGCCACGGGCGACGCGAGCGACAAGCCGACGCCGACGCCCGAGCCCGACGCCGACGCGGCGGGCAAGAAGACCGCCAAGTAAGGCGACCGACGGGGGCGCGCGATTCTTCGGGGGGTCGCGCGCCCCTTCCCTACAACGGAAGGCGAGACCATGGCAGCAGCACCCTGGGCCACCGCAGAGCAGGCGGCCGAGCTGACCGGCGCATCGGTCGACGAGACCGCGCGCAACCTCGCCGCCAACGCGATCGAGCTGCACACCGGGCTTATCGAGTCGGTCGAGCGCAAGAGCATGGCCGACCGTGACCGCTACTGGCTCAAGCTCGCCGTGTGCTACCAGGCCGCGTGGCTCGTCGCCCAGCCTGACTACCTCGAGCGCAACGCCGTCGCGAGCGTCAGCCAGGACGGGCAGAGTGCCAGCGCCGGCAATCCTGACTGGCTCACCCTCGCCCCGCTCGCCCGCAAGGCGCTACGCCGACTCTCGTGGCGCGGCACGCGCACCATGGTCGTCGGCGCCGACGCGCGCCTCGCTCGAGTGCGTGACGTGCTCAGCGAGAGCTACGACGACTCGCACGCTTGGCGGCGGATGTGACCGGCCTCGCGACCACGAGGGTCGCCATCCTGCGCGGCACGCCCATCGAAAATGAGTTCGGCGACCTCATCGACGAGGACGTCATTGTGCCCGAGTACGCCGACCTTCCCGCCTCGCTCATCGAGCGCGACAAGGCCGTATACGACTCGGCGAGCATGGAACGCCGCACTATCCGCGTGACGACGTGCCGGGTGCTCAACAAGGCGCTCGCGCTGCAGGATGACGACCGGGTGAAAGATCTGCGCACCGGCACGGTCTACAGCATCAACGGAAAGACCATCGTGCCGCGCACCCTCGCGGGCACACGCGCGACTATCCTAGACCTCAAGAGCGTTACCTCGGCGTAGAGCCGAGTCATAACCGAACACCGACCAACCGACCGCGTAGAGCGAGGTGAGACCATGGCAAGCGCCAAATTCCGAGTAACCAAGGTGCACGACGCCGAGGCCACCGCCCGCCAGATCGAGCCGCATATGCGCAACCTCGGCAACGCGATCGCGACCCGTATGCGGCGCATCGTCCCTAAGCGCACGTGGAAGCTGCACGACACGATCGAGCACGGCACCGAGCGCGACGGCTCGGTCGTCACTACCCAGGTCGGCGCCGGCAGCGACGAGGTCGACTACTGGGAGCACGTCGAGCGCGGCACGAGCCGCCAGAAGGCTCAGCCCTACATGCGCCCGGCGTTGCTGCAATCGAAGGCGAGCGATCTGCTATGACCGGCGCACTCTTCCCGACGACGACCGCGGTGGCGATCGCATGGCTCTCGCAGCGCGTGCCGACGGTCACCGAGGACATGGTCGCCACCTCGCTCCCGAGCGA